CTTCGATCTTGCAATTAACTTCGTCTTTGATAATAATATTACAGTTCATGTTTTTAATATATACTTTTAGTTGTGATTTGTCAAGAAGATTTATAAAGTAAAAAAAGACCCCCTTTCGGGGGGCCCAGTCAGGGGGTAACTTGTAGTTTTAGCGGCGCACCATGCAAGTGCATTCTGCCATACGCTCCCACTTGTCGCTCATGCTCTTACGCAGGTCAGCAACCTTGGTAACCATACGCAGGCTAACTTCACGCATACGGTGCTGGTTGTTAGAGATAAAGTCCACAATCTCAGTTTCCTGCTCTTTAGTAAAGTCATACTCGTTGAGCATACCATCTGCAACAATCTGGCGGCAGCGCAGGATCTTTTCACGCGGCGTGTCCATAGTCAGGTCCAGATAGTGGCAGCGTGACATAATAGCATCCAAGTGATCTTTGATCTTACCACGCACCTTGTCAAACTTAAGGTTGGTAATAAAGATTACAGCACCTTTAAATTCGAAGCTATCAGGGATACCTTCACGACGCAACAAGGCGCTGTCAGTGTTCCAGCTAATGCGGCGCTTCTTGCTGCTATCAAGTGCAGCCTTGAGCAAGTTCAGTGAAGTCTCATCGTAAAGCACACTATCACAGTCGTCAAGCACTAGCACGTGTCCGCGGTCTGCATAGTTGTAAAGCAACTTATACAAACCAATAGCACTTGCAGCACCTTTCTCAACACCAAACTTGAGACGGTTGCCGGCGAGTTTGTCAAAAATGCTGTTCTTTTCCAGTACCGCTTCTACACCAAAGCTCTTGCCTACGCCCGGAGGGCCAGTAACAACCATACCCTTAACAACGCCGTCAATAGTCATCTGCGTCATAGTGTCCAAGATCTCAAACCGTTCACGCAGACGTTCTACGATTTCTGCATCAGTGTCAGTGGACTCTACGACAGTGTTATCCACTTCCATAACTTTGGTAGCGACAGTTTTGCGGGGGGTGCGGGTCTTACGTTCAGTTTTGAAAGCCATCTTAGCCATCTCGTTTTCCTATGTTCTCTATTAACTTACTCTTACACGATACAGTAAAGTGTCTTGGTTGTCAACAACTTTTTTCAATTAAAGGAGAATTTTTACACGATTAAACATAGTTTCTTTGGCCAGAGTATACTTGCCTAGTTCGTGGCGGTTAACTGTGCCGCGTATACGGATGGTTTTGCCCTCAATAATATCACTGATGTCAGGCTGATCTCTCCACCAGAACTTAATAATATCTTTATTGACATGAATAGCAGTAATCATGTACACCCCACTATTCTGGATATATTTGCAGTCCAGCACTTCTACTTCCAAATCGTAACGATGCCGCATTTCACCAAAATGCTCGCTCGTAAACCGTACTTCCTCAATACGATTTTCCACCGTCTTGCGCTTTTCGTCAATCTTGTTCATGTTGGGGATACTGGCAATAATGGCAACTTGGAAGCTGGTAAGACTGTTGCCAGCAGCAAATGCCTTTGCTACGCTATTCTCAAAATCAGTGAGTCCATTGCCAAATTTCTTCATCATAAACTTGGCTTCAAACTTATCTTTGATAGCTTCTGCTTCAGCTACATAAGTGGTATGCGGCACAACACCATTGCGCATCATATCCATGACTTGCGTCTTAGTGTCTTTTACTACGTGGCTAAATTTACCTTCCTGGTCATACACATTATAACCCTCACCGCTGCGAACAAAACCAAATTGTTCGTAAACGGCAAGAGCTAGTGCCAGTGTTTGAACGGGATTGTATTCAGCAACAGCGTTTAGTAGTTCTTGTTTAGTCATCTCTATATGTCCTATATTGGCCCCTGTGACAGGTCCTGTCCTAATCATACTCTCATTATGCTATAACTAGATCGCATTGTCAAGAAAAAAATGCCTCCCGTAGGAGGCAGTTGGGGGTAACCAAATGTCACAAAGGTTACAAACTGATATCTTCCAATCCAGCAGCACGTAGTTTTACAATATTATTGATTTGAAACTGCTTGGCTTCTAGTGCTTTAATAAGTCCAATAAACTTGTTACGCACAAGACTAAAATCGTTAATTAAATACTGCATATCAACAACCTCTTGTTCACCGTCTACATAACGTTCTGCGTCACGGCTACTAAGTGCTTTGTTGTATGCTTCTAAAAATTTACGAAACTTCTGACTGCGAAGTTTACGCATTTCAGTGTTTAAATGTTCAAGTATCGCTTCTACTTCCTGCAACTGATTGAAACGATGTTCAACAATACCAGGCATATCACGACTTTGTTTTTCAAGGTTGCCCTTCATTGAACATTCAAATTTTGCTTCAGCTAGTTGCTGTTCAAAGTAGGAGATCGCGTTAACGATCTCCCCCATGTTAGCAGTAACTTTACGATACCATGAACTCATTTAATCCCAATCTTCTTCGTCTGCTGCTTCCCATGATTCTTCATCATGTTCACTTAACAGCATATCAAGTGCTTTGTCAAGATAATTACATGCATCAACAATTTCTTCGCTGTTTGCACGAAGGTCAATGCCATAGTCGTCAAGTCTGTCAAGAAACACTTCCGCCCAGTGTAGACGTTCCTTTTCAGGAATAAGTGGTTTTGCTGCACTATAGATTGAAATCAATGCTTCTAGATCAGTGTCATTCAGCTTCATTAGAATTCTCCACAATTGAGTCAATTTCTTCTTGTTCCAGTGAACCGCCAGAATCCTTAATCTCGTCTGGCAGTTGATCCCATTCAGCCATGATAAGGTCCAAATGGTCGTCCTCGTTCTTTTCCCATGCTTTGCGGAATTTAACAATAACTTCACCAGTAACTGGACTAATGTACTGTAGCCTATTACCAGTTTTTGTTAGCACACCTTTTGCTTCAAAGAAATCAACTAGTCCGCTGTATGGGCTCATACCAGTTTCATACGGAATTTCAACTTGCACACTTTCAAATGGTTTCGCATAACGTGTTTTCATTACTTTACACGCTGCACGAATGCCGTGAACTTGTGATGTTTTGTTGCCATCCGAGTCTGTTTTTAGCTTTAGTTTACGCATTGCTAATACAATACTTGATGCATAGATAAAGCCTTGTCCACCTGAGATTTTATCATCTGGATCAAACATGTCTTGACTTGCATACGTATGGTTAGTTGCAACAAAACCTACATTGTATTCGCCTAACATGTTTACAGTATTACGAACAAGCGATGTAAGTGCCTTGGGTTTGCGGCCCATGTCGCCCTTCATATCACCCTTTTGAAACTGATCAACGTCTGTAGGTGTCAGCAACATGCCTAGGCTGTCTACTACAAACAAAATTTTAGGACGTTCGTCTTTGTCTTTGTCTGCGTATTCAGCTTTGTAGTCTTTCATGAAGTCGCTAACAACCTTTGCAACATCATCAATCATAGCAAGGTTAAGTTTTAGTAGCTTGCTGTCATCAGTGTCTACGTTTAGTGCCTTAAGCCATGCCTCGTCTAGTGCGTTTTCACTGTCAATAAGAACAACGAAAATACCTTGTTCTTGTGCGTGTCTTACTAGGTTACCTGATGCAATGTATGATTTACCTGCACCTGATTCACCTGCAAAAACTGTAACTTTGCCAAGTGGAATACCTTTGTTAAAGTCACCACTGATAAGTTTATTAAGAGTATAGTTACCAGTGCTGACCCAAGTGTCTGGATCGTTAAATCCTACACTTAGTCCAGGCACTGACTTAGTAATACTCTTGCGAAATTTACTAATGTCAAATGGTCGTGCCATGCTTATGAATGCTCCATAGCAGATGCTTCTTTAATAAGATCTACAACTTCATCAAGTGAAGTACATACGATCTTAGCGGTTGCCCAGTCGTCTTCTGAATTACGACCAGATACTGCTACGATAAAGCCATTGTCTGCTTGTGTGATAGTGATGTCTTCATCAACTTTAGATAGTTTGTCTGATAGCTTAGTAGCCATAATATTTCTCCAAAAATGTAAAGTGGAGGGCAGTCTGCCCTCCTATATAGACATTATACGTAATTATTCTTTACGGTTGCGAATCATCGCAAGGATGTCCTGTGCGCTTGGTTTTGCATCGCCTGATGCTGCTGGTGCTGACTCACGTGCTACTTCCTCATTTGATTTAAATGGGATTTCGTCATCGTAATCTGCTGCTGGAGCAGGAGCAGGGCGTGGCGCTGGCGCAGGGGCCGCTGGGCGTGGTGCTGCTGCCGCAGGTGTTGTGCGAGCCCCAGTCGATGGTGCCTCTACACCGTATGGACGGTAGTAGTTAGCAAAACGCTCTGGGTCGTAAAGCTGACCATCAACACTTGCTTCGAACATTTCAAAGATAGCGTTTAGTTCTTCAGCATTTGGTTTCTTTGGAAGATAGTCGTTCAAGTTGAACAAGCCATACTGTGCGATTGCATCACGTTCAGTTTGGTTTAGACTACGCTCACGACGAGCCCAGTTTGATGTACCATAGTCTGCATAGCCGCCTTTGCTGCCTTTGGCTACTTTAAAGTCAGTGCCGTTTTCATAATCGGTTGGGATTTCTGGGAAATCAGGATCCATTAGTGCCGCACTGATGATCTTAAAGATCTGTGGGCTGATTACAAAACGACGAATTAGATTTTCTGGAGTTTCTTCGTCAGTGATTGGGTTATCAGTTACGAAGCCTTGGAAGATGTATGATTTTTTCTTCCAGTACTTACGTGCAAGGTCTTCCATTGAAGAATCTTTAAACCACGGACGGATTTCAGCATGTACTGGGCATGTTTCATTCCACATTTCAATACATGGAACCTGTACTGTTACAGGTTTATTTTCATCCCCACCTTTAACGCCTGGGAATTCAAAACGCATCATCTGACGTTCTTTCCAAAAGAACGTGTTTGATTCATCTGCGTCTGGTAGGAAGCGTAGTGTTGCAGTTTCGCCTTCTTTGATATTCCAATGTGCGAAAATTGCGTTGTCGCCAGTGCCTGTTGAACGTGTGCCAGTTTGACGATTTTCTTGTGCGAGTAATTTCGCACGGATTTCTGCTAGTGATGCCATAGTTTTTTCCTTTATTAGCCTATGTTAGTATATAATTTTGCAAACTAATGTTCGCGTGTGCCTATGTTAGCCTTTACAGTGTATTACAAATACTGCTCACTGTCAAGCAGTTTTTAAGATCACCTATTAGGAAATCTTTTTGCGTAGTGAGAACATTACACTCTCAGTTAGGGAAGATTCAGTCGCCGCCGCTGGTGCTGCCTTTGGCTTTAGTGCAAACATGACGAACTTTGCTAGTACGTTTAGTGATGATTTGTCTAGATTAAAGACACGCTCACTTAGTTCACCCAGTACGTTTGATAGTTCGTCGTTCTTTGTACGTTTAGCAATGAATGACAACATGCTAGCAAGTTTTGCGTAAGCACCCTGTGGACCGCTATATTTTGCTGGATTTTCGTTGTTTGGATGCTCTGGGTCGTTTACGTCAACGTGTGACATACCCAAATCTCCGCTTTGAATGATACCGTATAGTTTACCAATAAGTTCTTGCTGCATGTTGTCTCTCTTTCCTGCTTCTGATACGATGCGATTTACGCGGCTTACGATTCTTTGCATTTCTTCTGCGGTAAATGTATCATATAGGAATTGTTCCGTGATGTCAACATCAATTTGTTCTTCCTGGATATTTTCTGATACCTGGAAGTTGTTATAACCTCTTTTTGTTGACAGAGATTTAACAAGTGCCTTGTTTTCTGCAATTCTACTACGAATTGTTTCAACAATGTCCTCGTTACCTTCGTTGACAAGTTTGTTGGCACGTGTATGCTTTACAAACTTGGTTAGATCTGCGAGTTCTTCACAGACGGATAGGATCGCTTTGCCCTTCTCGTCATATGGTGTACCGCCTTCGCTGACGTGCATCGTCATTGCTTTTGCGCCACTCATGTATTTGAATGGAAACGCAAATTTCTCTCCCTGCTCACTCTCAATGAACAAGCTGTGAATATTACGGCTACGTGAACCTTTAACGCTCTCGTCAACACCTTTGCTATGCTTAATAATTAGTTTAGCATGTGGACTCATTACGTAGCTTGTTTTGATACTACCATACGCTTTGCCAAATGCGCTTTCAACTACACTCTGGTGTGCGAAGTCTTTTGGGGCTATTGCTTTATCAAATTTTCTCACTGTATATTCACCTAAATTTCTATGGGCTGTGGCTTTAATTGCGCCAAGTAACTTTGAGTTACGTGGAATATCGTATCCCTCACCAGCCTGGACTACTACTTCTGTTTTTGCTTCGTCATGACGAATTGAAACCATTAAATCTTGATCGTATGCATAGAAACGTGTTGCTTCTTCTGGGTCCATTGTTTTGGCTCCGGCTGCTGTAAACAGGCGTAGCTTGTAATTAGCCCCTTTTAGAATAGCGAATATTTCACTTGCAAGTTGTTCCACTGTAGTCTTCCTTATTGTTATATAACTATTTATGCTATTTGATCATAAAAAGCTCATTGGCATTGGTTCATCGTAGTCGTCATCATCACTTGTTCCCAAGTATTCAAACGCATCTTCTTCATATTTTGTTATTTCTAATGCCATGCGAACAATTAGTACTAGCGCCATTACTAGATCATCATGCTCGCCTTCTTTTGCTGCAAAACTATTACCACGTGCAATAAATGTTTTAAGTTCACGTAGCAGTGGTTTACTAGCAATCTCAATCTTATCTGTTTCAACCCACTGTTTTAATTTAGCACAGGATGATAACTTACTCTTGTGTGTAGTAGTAAATCCTTTACGGAATGAGCGAGTGTTGCCGTGTTTTTTACTTTCACTTAGGAATGTACCAGCAAAGTTTTCCTCGCCAATTTCTTCAACCATAACGAGTCCTGCTTCTCCCAGTGTATTGTTTTCCATACTCCAGTATATTTCGCTCTTTCCGTCAGTTTCTTTTTGTATTTGATTTACAAGTTGTTGTACAATACGCACCTGTTGCTGTATAGGTGTTTTATTATGTTGCCACTCTGCTACTTGATTCATACCTGGCAGTTCATATACTTGTATTGCTGCACTGTCCCCACCAGTGCCTAGACTTGGATCAAGTGCAACCATATATATGTGTCCTGGAATTAGTGGTTTATACCATCGTACTTGTCCTTGTTTTGCATATGGATCTTTGGCTTCCATTGTTGCTAACTTCAAACTGTCAATCAATGTTTCGTCAAATGCAATGAATTCGTTTAAGTGTTCACGGCGGAAACGTTCTTCACCAATCTTACCCTGTTCTTCATCTGCCCATTTTTGATCACGATCTGGATGTTGTTTCCAGTCTGCGCTGTAGCTACGGAAACCATTGATGCCAACTTCTTGTTCGTTACCGTATGAATCATAACGTTTATTTGAATCACGCCAGATTTGTGCAAATTGGTCGCCGTCCTGGTTAGGGGTACTTGTGATAATACATTTACCACCAGTTGACAACGTAGGAGACAATGCTGTCCAGAACTCACGTGCAATACTAGGGCGTACGAATGCAAATTCGTCTAAGTATGCTAGTGATATAGAAAGACCGCGACCCGTGTTATCTGTTGTTGCCTGTGCAATAATACGACTACCATTGTCAAATTCGATACTACCTTTGTTGTAGCTTGTAACACCTGCACGTAGATAGTCAGGAAGTGTCTCATACGCAAAACGTATACGACTCATGATTTCCGCTGCGCCACTGTATTTGTGTGC